AGATGAGGATTTCATCACGCCAAAGGACATTGATAAAAAAATGACAATGCTTGAGCGTATTGATGAAAATGTAAAAAGGATAAAATAAAATGCTGACTCAATGGTTGCGCACAATTAAAAAGACACTTACATCAGTTGATGTTTCTCTTGAAAATCAAGATGACTCTGAGGTTGTTCTTTTTGATACTGACTTCATTTACATTGGCAAACTCATGACCTTCAATCACTTGTTTTTTTGGATTGAAAATCCAAACGACACTGATGCAACTTTAAAGGTTGAGATTTTTGACGGCACAAGTTGGAAAACTGCAGTTGACATTTTGGATGCAACACGAGGATTGAAGAAATCAGGCGTTTTGCAATTTATGCTTGATGATGATACGAGTTGGACACGCAAAGACAGTGATGACATTGTTGAGCTCGATGATGCGCCTAAAATATTTAATTTGTATTGGATTAGAATCTCAGTGGCATCAGGTGCAGTGAACCCATTGACGTCACTTAAGCGCATTGGCTACGCACTTACAACGCAACAAATGATCAAGGCACTTGATCCTGATCTTGAGCAATATTTGCCCGCATTTGGTCAAATTGATTTTACATCCCAAATTTTAACCGCATCAATGGAAACTGCCATTGATCTTAAGGCAAAGGGCATTATTGTTGATGATGGCCAAATTGTGCAGTTTGATGACTTTGCTCATGCTTGCGCATATAAAACATTGTCAATTATTTACTTTTCACTCGGATCAGATTTTAATGAAAAGAGAGTTGAGGCAAATAGACTATTTAGTCAAAACCTAAGATCAAGACGTTTAACAGTCGATCAGGATGGTGATGGCAGAGTCGATTTGTCAGAGGTTAAAATGAAAATCAGAGAGTTGGTGAGATAATGACAATCATATCAGAGTCATATGAGAGATTGATTGCACTTATAAAAGAGCAATTTCCAAACCGCCTTGAGCTCACAAATCCATATGTAATTGATGACAATGAGGATTTGATTGTCAAGTCAGGCTTTGGTGTCACACTGTTGCCTGCAACTAATTTAAATCGAGTCACTGCTTGCCTAATCACGCTTGAGCGTGAGGTTGAGGTCATTTTCACAAATCAGATATTTGGCACCAATAGAGATATGATTCAACGTCAAGAGGTTGAGCGTTTTTTAATGGATGAGCAATTGAAGCTCATTAAGGCAATTAACGCTGATGGTCAGTTGAATGATTTATTGGCAAAATCTGATTTTTCGGGTGACAATGGTATTGAGTTTGTTTTTACAGATCGAAACAATTATTTATCTTTGGTGAGTGCTTTTCGCTTTGAATATCACCAAAGCGCAAAATGAGGATGAAATAAATGAGTACAAAACTATCAAACAAAAAAAGTGTTTTGGCAATTGTGCCTGAGATCACAGAGGGCGTTGCAGTAAAGCCAACATCATCAAGCGAGTATATTGCTTTGCAAGATGGTTTTGACATGGAACCTGCTTTTTCAGAGCTTGAAAATGCAGAGCTCACAGGATCAATTGGAAAAGCAAAAACAATTTTAGGATCAGAGGAACCAACTGCCTCTGTTTCTCACTATATTAGACACTCAGGAGTTGAGGGGCAAGCACCAAATTTTGGGCCATTGCTCGAGTCACTTATGGGTGCAAAAAAGATTTCTGCAGTTGAGGCAACCGTTGTGTCTGCTACTGTTGGAAATGAAACAACAAGAGCAACAATCACTGTTGGAGTTGGTCAGGGTGCACTTTTTGAGAGAGGTCAAGCTCTTTTGGTCAAAGATGCTCTTAATGGCTATTCGGTTAGAAATGTTTTCAGCGTTGTTGGTGATGTCCTGACTCTTGGTCAAAATCTTTTCAATGCACCTGCCTCTGCAGTTGGATTGGGAAAAGCAGTTTTATATAAGCCTGCTGATGATTCACATCCAACACTCTGTGCTTGGCTTTATCGTGCAAATGGCGGTGCCGTTGAGCTTTTATCGGGTGCTCGAGTGGTCGAGGGATCAATTGAAGCAAGTGCAGGCGAGTTTGTAAATGGATCATTCACTCTTAATGGTATTGGTTATTCATTCGATCCAATTGAGGTGACTGCAAATAATAAATGGCTTGATTTTAATGATGGTGCAGGAAAAAATGCAGTCATTGCAGAAAAAATTTATGTTGATCCTCATGAGCTTGCTGATGCTTTGCAAATTGCAATGCAGTCTCAGACAACTGATGTGATCACAGTTAAATATCTTGATGTCTCAGGAAAATTTGAAATCACAAGTGATGGTGCAATTTTTGATCTTTTGTGGCAATCAGGTGCAAATGGTGCAAACTCGATTGGTGAAACAATTGGATTTGACACATTATCTGATGATGTCGGACTAGGATCATACACATCAAATGATGCAATTGATCTTGGTGCACCACAAACGCCAAATTTTGATGATGCAAATCCATTGGTTGCAAAAGACAACTCAGTTATGCTTGGTGATTTTCACTCAATTGATTGCTTCGAAGCAAGCTCTTTGACACTATCAATTTCAGGCACAAAATCTGATATACCTGCAATTTGTGCACGCACAGGAAAGTCAGGATCAGTTATTTCAGCAAGAGAAATTGAGCTTGAGGTGAGTGCTCTTTTAAATCAATTTGATGCTGATAAATTCAAGCGTTTCAGACAAGGATCAAACATTCAATTCACTTACTCATTTGGCGAAAAGGCAGGCGGGCAATGGGTTGCAGGCAAGTGTGCCAATATCTATATGCCAACCGCAACAATCTCAAGTTTTAAACTTGAGGATGCTGATGGCCTTGTGCAATTAAGCATGACACTCAAGTCATATGTTGAGGATGGTCTTGGCGAGCTTTACATCAACTTTGTTTAATGGTAAAAAAAGTTGTCTCGAACAAATGAGAACACACACAAACACACACAACAGATAGGGCCCGATGAGGGCCCTTTTTGTTTTCGCACTGACTTGACTGTTATCACTCAAGGTGCAAATCTTATAAAATGCAAAAAGTGCGGTGCTCTTTTTTATGAGATTTTTGATCATGGAAATGGAGTGAGCACTTATTTTAAAATCAAACAGGGGGATAAACAGTGAAAAAAACAACATGGAAAACAAATGAATCACACTCGATGCAAGGTGAGATTGTTGTCAATCTGCCAAAGTACACTGAGAGATTGAGACTTATTAAATCCTGCAATTTCAAGACAAATGATGGTGGTGAGATCGTCACAGGATTTGATCAAGTTGATTCATTGATCACTGCAATTGAAGAAACTCAAAAGTTTATTGAAAGTGTTTCACTTGTCACAAAAGATGGTCAAAAAATTGACAGCTATGAGGAACTTGAGCACACGCATGGTTGTGACAGCATTCTCCCAGAGGTTGCATTTTTTATTATCAATGGGCCTCAGTTGGGAAACAATTAAAAGCCGATCTCAAGCAGGCAAGCGGTTGGATTTGGCGAGGCATACCATCAAGAAATGATGCGTCAATTTTAGTTGATGAATATCTTGAAAAGCAAGCACTCAAAGAGCTTGGATTTCAGTTTAATGGTGATGATCTTTGTGCTTTTGAGGCAAAGTGCTTTATACTAATAAAAAGCGAGTTTAATAAACTTGAGAAAAAAGAAACTGAAAAACTGTCAAAGGGATTTGGTAGGAAATAAATGTCAAATATAAGAATTGATTTCACAACCAACAGTGCAACGCTTGAAAAAGATTTAAAACGCCTGCAAGATGCAATGTCTAATGTTGCCAAGTCAAGTAATGGCGTAAAGGATTCTCTCAAGGAGCAAGAGTCTCAAGTCAAAAAAACCTCTGCAAGCACAATCAATTTTAGCAAGCAGGCAACAGAGGCAGTTGCAAAACAAACAAGTGCCTTTTCATTTCTTGGTGACAAGTTAAAAAGCGTCACAGGTGATTTGATTGCTCTTGGTGGTGCTTATTTAAGTTTCAGAGGATTGGTGAGCGTTGTCTCAAATATCACTGAGTTTAATAAAGCTATTTCAGAGATTCAAACGATTGCAAAAGTTTCATCACCAAGACTTGCAGAGATCAGGGATCAAATTATTAGCGTTTCTCAAGCAACTGGCAAAGATTCTGCAAGTGTTGCCCGCACGTTTTATCAAATTCAATCTGCAGGCATCACAGACACTGCCAAGGCAATGAATGTTTTGACAAATTCAACAAAGCTCGCAATTGGCGGTCTTGCAAATGTTGAAACAACAGTCAACGCAGTCACAAAGTCACTTGCCGTTTACGGTGCGGGTGTCACTGACTCTGCGGAAATAACTGACATTTTATTTAAAGCAGTTGAGCTTGGTCAGACAAGACTTGAGGACTTGGCAAGCTCACTGCCAAATGTGCTTGGTCTTGCAAAGACATTGGGCCTTACTTTTGCACAAGTCACAGGTGCGGTTTCAGCGTTTTCAAACAGAGCAGGATCAACGGCAGAGGCAGTGACTCAATTAAGAT